CCAATTTCATCAAATCACTATCTTTATAATGCCCACGATTATAAAGTGCGATTGCTTCATCTTCGGTTTTTGCTTCAATATGAATGTCAGCATAACCTACGAATTTTTCTTGAATGATAAATGTTTTCATTAGTACTTCCCACCTGTGTTATTGATGTCAATAAAAATATCGTCTCTTCGATCTTTTATTGATTTTTTAAAATCGCAATCTACATACTCTTTGACTTCCTCGACTACCTCGTCATAATGATCTTCCCAGTAGTTTTTTGCTTCATCAATAAATTCTGCATCTGACATATCTTCATAATATCTGTCAAGATCATCAGTTACATACGAAACTAAATCTTTTGTTGACATATTATCAACATATCTTTCAACTAAAAATGCTTTTAGTTCAACTATTTGGTTATGAGTCATACCAAACTTTTCTAATTTGTTTTTATCATTTTGGTTCATTAAACTGACTCCTCTAAGTTAACTTCAAATGTGATTTGGAACTGGTCTGTAAAGTCCTGATAATCAATCATCTTAACAGGGCAATCGTTTAACCAAGTTTGGAATTTTTCATAATCGGTCATTAGTCTATCTCCTCTGGAAACTGTGATAGATACGCATTAGCAAGATGAGACACGAAAAACCACGCACGTTGACCACTCACTCTATTTTCATCACAATAGTGTGATATAGCATCTTCAACCAATTCAGATATTTCAACTGCTTGGTTTCTGACTTCTTTGATGTCGTCCATAATAAAAAATCTGTTTACATTATTATAATAGTACCTATCCGACACGAATAGGATTTTTATGTGACACTAATAAAATTGTCACATCAACTAAACTTTATCCATTTAATTGGATTACCATTAGTAGCCTTCCATAGGTAAACTACTCCTATGGATTCAACTAAATTCTCTCCAGTTTTTTTTGCTTCATCAAAATCAGTAAAATTCCAATAATTTGCATCTTTTGAGTAAAAATCAAAAGTGTCAGTTAAAATCCATTTTTTCATAGTTTTGGTAGCCATACTATCATACCTAGAGTTAAAAACAAGGAGCCTACAGGCGATCCTGAGAGGAGCAAAAATGTATCATTTGATACTATTTGAGTTGAATCTCATAATCTATAGATTTGATGCACCAACCACTAGCTGTAGTGATTTCTTCGATCAAATCATCTTCATCATCAGCCTCCCATACACCAACTGTTAAACCTTCCAACTCAATTTGTAATTCATTTTTAGAGAATCTATCATCTTTAGACATTTCATAATCGTCATTAAGATCAAACTCACATTCTGTAACTAAAAATTTCATAATAAACTCTTGTCAAGTACTTTTACATTTCTTTTAAGTGTCTCATCATAGACACGAATTGAGAGTTCTCCATCAGCATCTTGAAATCCATTTCGATCAAGTGCATTACCAACTATCTCCCAAACTTGATGGACTTCTTCATCAGTTAGCATTGATGCAATACTGTAGTAGTGTGTTCTTTTCATTGTGAATGAATTACTTATGTGGCCATTGTAATAATAAAAAAACAAGGAATCAACAAAAAGTAGACACCTTGTTAACTGTCACGAGAGCTGTTACTTACTGCTCTCCCATTTGCCATAATCTCCTAAGTCCTCAACGTATATATCATTAACTTGTTCTTTTCCTTCTAATTGTAATAGGTTATACCAATTCCACATATACGGATTTAAGCAATCGTTATCATCTATCATTACATCTAAGGTCACTCTATATCTTGTCAACTTCTTGCTTTCTGGGATAGTTTGAGACATGATTACCTCGTAAGTGAATTTAGTAGTTTATTGATACAAATATACTCATTCCACACTATATGTAGCAATTAAAACTTTTTAAGTAACTTCTCCGTTTCTGGGTCAAGTGTTTCTCTTACACCAATCCAGCCATCTTGATGATGTTCCATTAACGAATCAAGATACTCATCTTCACTTTTGTATTGAAAATCGTACTCAAACTCAAATTCCATAGTTGTTATAATAAAAGACGAGAGGAAACAAAACTAGATCAATTACTTAAGTTCGACTTAAAAGCGTTTTCCTCTGGGTATCCACTACCTTGAAAGTTTTACATTGATCGGGTTTGTTTCCCCACTATTAATATAAACCACACGCACGAATAATGCAAGTATGTGTGTGTAACCTAACAAACTGGCACACTTACACGAAATCTTCCAAGTTTATGGTGTATTCTGATACTCGGTTTTGAATTAACTTACCATAATTTTCATTAAGTTCACACCCAATATAATAACGACCTAATGACTTTGCAACCATGCCAGTAGTTCCCGAACCCATAAAAGGGTCAAGAATTATATCTCCCTTCTGACTACCAGCCTTGATACAAGGTTCAATTAACTCTGGTGGAAATGTTGCAAAATGGGCTCCCTTGTATGGTTTCTTATTTACTGTCCAAACTGATCTTTTATTTTTTGTTGCACCACCTTCCTTAGTTGGTTCTTTAATTGATTCATTATCATAATAGTAGTTCTTACTTTTACTTAATAGAAAAATGTACTCGTGTGATTTTGTGCATCTATCTTTTACACTTTCTGGCATAGGATTTGGTTTATTCCATATTATATCTTGCCTTAGATACCACCCATCTTTTCTTAATGCAAATGCCAGAAGCCAAGGGATTCCAATTAAATCCTTACTTTTATATCCTTCTAGTTTATTGCCACGAACAGGTGTTTTAGTAGGTAAATCTTGACGAGTTTTACTTACTGTTTGTTTAGGATAGTTTCCATCACTACGATAGTTATAATAACTATCTCCTATATTTAACCATAGTGTTCCATCATCAGTTAAGACTTCCCTTACATTTCTAAACACTTCGACTAATTGGTCAACATATTTTTCTGGGGATTCTTCCATACCGATCTGGTCATCTTCTCCACCATAGTCACGAAGTCCATAGTATGGTGGCGAAGTGACACACATTTTTACTGGTTCAGTTATTGTTGAAATTGTTTTTCTGCAATCTCCGAATAGTATTGTATCCTTCAACTTATCAAATCCTCTAGTCCTAAAAATTCTTCCATATAATAATCACAAGTGACTTCATAATATGCAGCTAGAGCTTCAATATCGTTGGCATCAATACCAACTTTTGCGAATAAATCAAGTGTTGAATCGTGCATTGTTTTAACTCATAATGTTTATATTATAGCATAATTAACTACGAACTATGCTAATTGCTGGCTCTCCATCTTTGAATACAGTATCAACAACTGCCTGTACTTTCTTAGATGTACTAATACCAACCTTGTCATATACTGGAATACATACTAAACCAAATTGCTTAGTGATGTCTCCCTTACGAATGACTCGACCAATAGATTGACTAATACCAATGTAGTCCATTGATCTCAAAAACAATACTGCTTCAAGACCATTGACATTGATACCTTCTGATAGGATACTGTGATGTAAGACTACAAATCTCTTGTCTGTTTTACCCCAAGCATTGAGAGTATCAAAAAACTCTTCTCTTGTCACTTTCTGACCATCAATCACACCACCAGTTTTTGAAGTGATGTACATATAAGAGTAACCTCTCCACGCTAACTCACTAACAAAATTTGAGAGTGCGATTATACTTACGATTTGCTTTGTTGATCTTGCACATATCAAAACTTTATCAACATCAACATCATCAATCGTTTCTATGATATGGTCGCAATCTTTCTCATAACCAAATCTACTATCGTCAGTAACATCAATCTTTTTGACCACAACTTTTGGTGGTAAAATGTGACCTTCATCAACTAACTTAGGGGCTGGAACATTACAAATGACCTGACCAAAAATGTCACTATCATTCATACCAACTTTCTTAGGTGTCAAACTGTGCTTTGGTGTAGCAGTAAAGAAATACTTTCTCTGTGCATATATTGAACAATACTCAACTGCTTCGATAAAGTTTTTCTGAACTGAGTTGTGTGCTTCATCAAAGTATATTGTATCAATCTCAATATCAAGTGACTCTGTGATTCTGTGTAGTGAATGATATGTTGTAAAGATCAACTGATTATCAATGCTGTTGTGATACCAGTTTTCAATCACTTCTGTTTTTGTACTGCTAAAGTGATGAGTCTCTCCACTGTGAACGTGCATCACATCTACACCTGTGATATGCTCAAGAAAATCTGCTGATAACTGATTTGCAAGTAAAATACGAGGAGCAACAACAACGATAGTCTTTGATACACTGTTCATATCAAATCTATACTTTGCGTCTTCAATCATACACATTGTCTTACCACCACCAGTGGGTACAATAATCTGACCTTTATCGCACTGTTGCATTTCCCAAAGTGCTTGTATCTGGTGTGAACGTAGTTTCATCAAAATCTCATTAATACTATTAGTATAGCAGTTCCGTTAATGGATTGCAAATAGCTTGTGACGATTGTTTCTTTGGCACATCAAGTTCTTCCATTATGATCTGCTTCGGTAAGAAGTTCCAACAGTAGTAACTACTACTAAATGTAATCTTATCATTGTCTCTACCATCAGGACTTACAAACTTCATTCTCTTGTCAAACATAAGCAACTGTAAATCTCTATCTTTAAATAACTGTTTAGGTGCTGAGTCATTTAACCAAGTGTTGGTCATTATCAAAGCAAATGGTTTATTAAATGATAATGCTCTCTCAAAAAACTTTCTCTTGTCTGTAAATGGTGGATTAGAAACTATCATATCCCACTCCTCAGGTTCATAATTAAAGAAGTCTTGACCACTCTCCAGATGAGAACGAATAACTTTGTTTTGTTTTGATATTTGTATGACGAACTGGCTCTCTTCTGTATCAAAAGGACACCAAACTGTGGCATCTTTTGGGATATATTTAAGTATTGGTTCAACTCCATAGTCGGGTGTGTAACACTCATCATTGTTACCACTCGAATACATTAATTTACCACTATCTAATTCTTTGGCCATAATTCTCAATCTCTTTTTGTCCAATACTTACACCTATTCTAGGGTCTTTCTTGTGTGATGTACCCTCATCAAACTGCTTCTTAATCTTTGGTAACAATAACCTCAAGACATCATCACAATTTAATTTCCATACTTCCTCGACTTTACCCTCTTTAAATCTTGCATAGTAATGATTTTGATACTTACCAATCTTGTCCTCCACGATATATTTCTCTTGTTCTTCCCAAGAGTCTTGAACACTGATACCATTATATGTACCATTAACACTCTTACCTATGGTGGATTTGTATTCACAACCACCATCTTCATCTATTGCATCTTCTCCAGAATAATCATCTGCAACTTTATGACCTAGTAAACCAGCCATATAAATTTCTCTTGAACGTGCATAAGAGAATGGGTCTCCCCAACCCTGTTCTTTACATAGGTCATACATCTGAACATACAGATCACGATACTTTTCTTCTGGTGTCATAATAAAATTGAATTACTTTAATTATATCACATAAAAATGCTTTGCAACCAGATATGTGACAGTATTCTAACTGCCATACATTTCTTTTTTAACTATCTTTTGTATTTCCTCTGACGAAAGATTGTTTAACCAATTCCATTTAGGGTCATTTTTATCCCAATCAAACGAAACTGAACCATCATCATTAATAGTAATTTGCAACGAATCTTTATTAGTTTCCATTTTCTTCCATTGTTTTGTTTTTGATGATGATTTGATTGTTCTGATAATCAGCAACGAAATCTAATACATCATTATTATCCCACATTAATTCCTCATAGAGAACATTTAATTTTTTCACATCTGCCCATAAATCATTGGGTTCATCACTCATTTTTTTCTCCTTTGAGACATTGTTTTTGTTTTTTAATCCTTTTCTTTATCATTTTAGCATAACTTACTTCTGCTTCTGAATAGAAATGTGGGTCTTTTTTTGAGATTTTGATAATCTTTTTTGCTGCTTCCTTATCTTTCATTTAACTATAACATTTACCTTGTTATAATTATTTAGCACCACCACGAAGTAATTATACCTAGTAGACATTTGGATAGCGTTTTAAGTCATCTCTTTCCTGTATGATAGTGAAAACTTCTGTAAGATCAATTAGACTTTGAGTCATCACACGATAACCAATTCCAATATAAATTTGCCCTGCTATGACAGCAGCAGTCGCAGCACCCCAAAAAATATAATACGCATTAGATTTGATTTGAGCTCTTAACTTGCTTTTGTTTGACATTTGAATGTGTATTTAATACACTAAATTATACTCTATTTTTCATTGAACGTCAAGTGGTCGGTGTTGTTGAGATTTGTACGCACCATAACTAATTGCTTCATCTGGGTCACGATCATCTTGCTTTGATACTCTTCTTCTCACGAACTCCAACTGATTCCAGTTGTCCTCATAACAACATAAGCAAACGTGAATCCTCTTATGTAAGAATGTAGACACGTTACACTGTGGTCTTGGTTTGGTTGCAATTTCAATCGTTATATAATTTGACAAGGGTATCCACCCATTTTTTATTCTCTTTTGATTGTCTTCTGCTTTTCCTTTATAATACACCCACCCCTCATGAACTGCTCCTAACTCCGTTGTCCAACGAACATAATCATTTACTTGAGGGTCGTACATAGACTTGACAAATAATCTCTTATATTATAACATATATAGATAATGTTAGCGATTCCAAACAGATAGCACGAACTATGATTGATTTCTCTTATAAAAACGAAACGAGTCGCATGATCATAGTCCGTTGTGTAGGAGAGAAAAGTTTTTTTATTGAGAAAGTTATATTTCCGTCAGAAATTATTGCATTTAACGCACCAAAAGGTGCAAGAGTAGAAATATGGGGAAATGATTTATCAGGTCTTCACCTTGAAGAAAGTATGACAGTAGACGAATAATTTATTACCAAGGAAGTGGTGGTGGGGCATCTATACTTTCTGTGTTAATACCTGCAGCAGTATCATTCATACGCACTATTATCTTTTCTACTTTGGATTTCATATTATCCACTTCGGTTTGACTTAAAT